GCCGCTACTAAAGCTTGCTTAAGACATATGCGACCTCGTTGTCGCTATCATCAAACACGCCTGCTCTTTGCTTTGCGACCTGGGTTCGAACAAACAGGTCGTAATCAGTCTTGGAAGCACCCGACAAATACTTATCAACACTTAGAACATATTTTAATACCTCATCGAACTTGGGATGATTAATCGAATTGGCGAGTTTACTCACAGTCGAACCATTATAGTACTGTGCGCCAGTAAGACCATACCTTTTAAAGTCTGTCCATCGTTCGGGGTATTTCAATCGGACTGCGAGTCGGCCAATGCTGTATATCCCACCAAGCGCGCGATCGTCGAGACGCATTCGGTTGTTGGAAGTATACCAGCGTGACACAAAACTAGCAATATCGCTATCCACAAGGCTCTTCTCAGGATGGACTTCCAATCCTTGCCTAGTACAATCTTGAGCCAAAGTATCAAGCATTCCTTGTTTAATGTGACCATAATTATCATCGCCCTGCAACTGCATCGGACGAAAATAATCTAAGTCTGACGTAACCCAGTGCTGCCCGATTGAATCACCTGTGTTAGTCATTATATCACCAGAGGGCTGGCCGTGTGCCCCAGTGTACACACCTTCCGGCGTAACGAGACGCAAGTAGGGTACTCGGGATGCCAATTGGAATATCTCTTCGTGTTCAGAAGGATGGAACAGTTCAGATACGCACCCATACGATAAAAGTATCAGCTTGGGTGAGAAAGTCGCATCAAAACTGGAGAAGTCCATACTACAGTGATCCCAGCCCGTTTGAAGTGACCTGAAGTCGTTAGTCACTTGTAAATCGATTCCTCGATTCCCCAACAGTGCCGATCGCAGTCGCAATTGCTTTTCAGCACCAATTACTGTCGGGTATAAACGGTAGCCTAAGAGTACAAAACTAAGTGATGTACCCCATACGTTCCGGGAGGTTTCAGCATCTTTTGAACGTGCGAATAAGCTACACACATCCATTAATGGGTTATCCATTATCGATGCCACGGAGTGATTGTCCAATACGTCGCCTTTCAACTTCTGCCATGGAAGCCCAGCATTAGTTGAGCGAACTACGAATTTGCTAGCTTCTTCTAAACTAACAAGTCGTCCTCTTCCTCGCCAGTGGACTCCAGCTGAGGTAAGATCTGCAAAGTAAGATTCTGCATGGTGTTGGCCCTCTTCGAACCATTCGCGCATAAGCTCAGGAGAAGGATCGTCGTGCTCATAATAGGCACGGAGTGAATCCCGACGTTTATCAAAGCCTACGATCATCGATCTAGGTCCTATCTTTGATAGCTCTTTCTCCTCAGCAGCTTGAATTAAGGATGGTAAACCTGAATCAGCAATAAAATTGCCGAAGACTTCTACTATCTTCGTATCGTCTACATCCTTCCAGGGGTCGTTGATTACCTCTTTGGGCTTACCAGACTCAATTGATCCAAGATGACGGTCAAGTTGTCTCGATTGTTCGTCAGTCAGGTGACGGCGTACAGTATCGAGAGGCTCGATGCGTAACATAATTATATCCTCTTTAAGTTAGAAAACAAAGTTTCAATTTTAG